TGTTACTGCCCTGGGTCGTAGATTTTTACAACACAGTGTACCACTAAATTTACCATTGTATCATTCAACAGATAACAATAGTAATATTGTAAAAAGTATAGAATATGCAAGTAAAGAATATTCAGTATTTAAAAGATTATTTTTACAAAAAGCCGAAGACTTAGGTTTTCAAGGTGCAATAAAAGATCATGTGGATAAAATCTTACAAGATATAAACAAAGATAAAACTAAATCACAACCGTTTTTCTTTAGTGATATGGTTCCAATTGGTGCAACAAAAAAGACAACTAGAATTATAGATGATGTTGATGATTTATATTTTCCTTTGTCAAGTATGTTTTCGCTAACAAGTGCATCAAGAAAAGCAGTACAAATTTATATTAACGGTGTACAGTTAGTACACAACAAAGATTATACGTTTAACTCAGAAGGGTATGCGTTAATTACTGCTACAAAACAACAAGATGATGTTGTTGATATTTACGAATATGAAACTACTAATGGATCATATGTTCCTCCAACACCAACTAAATTAGGATTATATCCTGCATACGAACCTGTAAAATATACTGACAACACATATTTAGAATCTCAACAAGTTATTCAAGGACACGATGGCAGTAAAATAATTGCGTTTAATGATTATAGAGATGACATACTTTTAGAATTAGAAAGAAGAATTTATAATAACATTAAAGTATCATATGATTCTACATTGTTTGATATACATTCATTAGTTGGCGGCGATTTTAGAAATACCGGAGTTACTAAAAGTTTCATTGATAAAACTATACTAGGCGATTTTATATCATGGTCAAAGTTTATTGATCAAGATTATACACTACATAATTTCTTTGAAAGAACTAATAGATTTACATTTAATTATACTGGTAGTCAAAATAAACAAGATGTATTACTTCCAGGTTTTTGGAGAGAAGTATATAAACAAGCATTTGATACTGATCGTCCACATACTCATCCTTGGGAAATGCTAGGCTTTAGTGTTAAACCTACTTGGTGGGAAACACAATACGGACCAGCTCCTTACACAAAAGAGAATACGCTACTATGGCAAGATCTTGAAGACGGAGTTGTAAGAGAACCAAACAAAAAATTTAAAGTTTTAAACAATTATAAGCGACCTGGTCTTACAGGACATATACCTGCTGACAGTAATGGTAATCTTTTATCACCATTAGATGCAGGATATGTTAAATTCTTTGATCCAACATTTATTGATCAAAGTTTTATATTTGGTGACGGATCGCCTGTAGAAAGTGCCTGGCGTTCAAGTTCACAATATCCTTTTAGTATAGTAAAAGCATTTGCAATTAATAAACCAGCACAGTTGTTTGCTACAGGATTTGATAGAATAAATCAAGTAAAAAATATTGCCAATGAAATTGTTTATAAACCAACTCAAAAACGTTTTCAACTTAAAGATATTGTATTTCCAAATACATCTGAAGATACAACACAAGTATATACAAGTGGTATAGTAAATTACATATCTAACTATATGAGTACAAGTGTATTAGATTTGTATAAAGAGTATAAAGAAAATATTACTACTATTAATAATCAGCTTGGGTATAAACTTTCAGGATTTACTGATAAAGAAAAATTTAAGTTAATTCTTGATAGTAGAACACCAACTAATCAAGGTAATGTATTTGTTCCTTTTGAAAATTATAAAATATTTTTAAACACAAGTTCACCTACTAAAATTGTTAGTTATAGTGGTGTAATTATAGAAAGACGTAGTGATGGTTATGTTGTAAAAGGTTACGATACCCAAGCATCATCGTTTACATATTACCAAACTGTTAGTACACAACGAGACCCAAGTATTAATATAGGCGGAATAAGTGAATCATTTTTAATATGGGACTCTAATAAAAATTATGTAGCCGGAGCAAACGTTGAATATCAAGGATCTTACTATAGAGTAAAAGAAGCACATACAAGTACAGGTTCTTTTGATAATACTAAGTTTGCTAAACTTGCAAGTTTACCTCTTATAGGTGGCCGTGATGCATTTGTTCGAAAGCAATTTAATAAAAATATTGTTCTAACTGCTGACTATGGAAAAATATTTGCAAAAATACAAGACGTAGTTGACTTTTTATTAGGGTACGGAGAATACTTAAAAGATCAAGGCTTTGTATTTGATTATTACGAAGGTGAAGAAAAGATATTAACTGATTGGCGCCATAGTGTAAATGAGTTTTTATTCTGGACTACACAAAAATGGGGTGAAGGTAGTGTAATTACACTAAGTCCGGCAAGTAAACAGATTAAATTTGTAAGCCAATATAATATGGTTGCTAATGTATTTGGCGGCGAATACGGTTATACGTTATTACAATCAGACGGAACTCCTTTAGTAGAAGAATTTAGTAGTGTAGGGCGTTCGCCTAACGAATTTATTTTAACTCCAAAAAATACTGCTGAAGGTATTTTTGCAATTAAACTTCCCTTAATACAAAAAGAACATGTATTACTGATAGATAACAAAACAGTATTTGGAGACATAATATACGATACTCAACCAGGATATAGACAAGAACGAATAAAGGTACTTGGATATATAACACAGGATTGGGACGGTAGTTTAAATATACCTGGGTTTGTCTATGACGATGCAACTGTAACAAACTGGCAACAGTGGACAGATTATGCAGTCGGAGATATTGTAAAGTATAAAGAATTTTATTATAGTGCAATTAAAAAACTTTCAGGTAAAGAAAACTTTGATGCACAAGATTGGCATCGTTTAGATGATAAGCCTAAAGCTGGATTATATACTAACTTTGATTATAAAGTAAATCAGTTTAGTGATTTTTATGACTTAGATAGTGACAACTTTGATACAGAACAACAAAAAGTAGCACAGCATTTAATTGGTTACCAAAAACGACAGTATTTAGAAAACATTGTTAATGATGATGTAAGTCAATATAAATTCTATCAAGGAATGTTACAAGACAAAGGTACTAAAAATGCACTTACTAAATTGTTTGATGTATTAAGTAGTGCTGACAAAGATAGTTTAGAATTTTATGAAGAGTGGGCTATTAAAGATGGTCAGTATGGCGCTGCTGAAGGGTTTGAAGAATTTGAATTACTATTAGATGAAAGTAAATTTAGACTTAGCCCTCAGCCTATTGAATTAGTTAATAGCACTACTGGCAATGAAACAGATTTAGTTTATAGAATATTACCATATGAAGTATATCAGAAAACAAAAAATTATAACCATCAGCCATTCCCTGCACTAAACGTAAACAAAAGTTATATCAAAGATGCAGGATATGTTAATCAAGCAGATGTTAGAGGTATTGCAACAACATATAGAAATCTTGCAGATTATAATATATCAGATATTAAAAGAGGCCAGTATGTTTGGGTAGGCAATGACAATCTTAATTGGAATGTATACAAACACGTTGACACTGATTATATTGTTGAAAGCATTGAAGCAGGTAGCACTGAATTTAATATTACATTAACAACAAACGTTACAGATATTATTGTAGACGATGTTATTGGAATGTCAAATGTTGGAAATACTACTTTAGATAAATTTTATATAGTATCAAAAGTAGATAAGAATGTAATTACATTAGTAACTTCGTCTGCTGTTCAAGAAATTGCAGAGTGCAAAGGAAATATTACTAAATTCCTTTCAGTAAGAAGTGCATCAATTCCGGATGCTAATACTGTATTACAGAAAAACTTAGATGAAGGCGATCTACATTGGATTGATAATTTTAACGGAAATTGGTCAGTAATCAAAAATACAAATAATTTTACTGAACAACTAAAAGTGCAAAAAGATTCATCAGCTGTAGACTTATCATATGCTACTTCAATGGCAGTTGACAGTCGTAATACTACATTAGTTGTAGGTGCTCCAGATGAAAATGACGGGAAAGTTTATATCTATACTAGAGCATCTGATAGTATAAACTTTGTTCAATCACAAGTAATAGAACCAGTAAAATACGGTAACGATTTAGAACGCTTTGGAGCAGGACTTGATATTTCACCAGATGGAGATTTTATTATAGTAGGTTCTCCTGATGCATCAAATGTAAAAACAAAATACGAAGGTAGTTTTGTAGCAACCGATCCGTATCCAAAAGGATCAATAGTTTCTTCTAACCAACAGCTTTGGCGTTCGGTGGTAGATATACAACCTCAAGTAGCAAATGTAGTATACAACAGTTTTGATTCTGTAACAGATGTAATTGATCAACTTAACGTTGAAAATTTAAACACTGTAGATATTCCAATGTTACTAACAGGTAACTATGCAATTGATACAGTGACTAACCAATATGCATTCCAAAATGTAGTAACTGATCACATTCTTATTAGAGCTCCTTTAGACATATACAGAGGCATTGGACTAAATGACACTGTTAAACTAGCATGGAATTCAATAACATATTCTAATCAAAGTTTAGCTGCACTAGCACAGCAAGCACCATTTGCTGGCAGTTTTCCTAGTATTACAGAAGCCTACTTAGATGCCGGACATGTTGTACAAAAGAAAATTGATGTAATTTTGTATGTTAATTCATCAACTAACTTAGTTGAACTTAACGACATTGTACAAACAGAAACAGGATCAGGTACTGTTGACTATGTGTACAATGAAGGTGCTGAATTAGTTATATACTTAAAAGATGTAAACGGTTCATTTAATTCTTTAGATAGTTTATTTAGAAATGATGGTGACTTTATTGGACAATACGAAAAGCAAGGACCAACTGACAGCGTAGATACTAGTACTGAACTAGGCGGATTTTTATACATAACTGCTCCGTCTTATACGCCAACATCAGCAACTACTAACAAAGATCAAGGTAGAGGACTTATATTTGCTGATGTAATTAGGCCTAGTGAATCGTCAAATAGATATTATTATAATATTTTAGATTTTGATAGTGCAGTATTAGATAGTCAAAATACGTTTAATAGTTATATTCGAGTATTAAGTAGTCAAGGATTACCGGGAGCGTTTGGCAACAACAGTCCTATATTATCTGACTTGTATGTAGTTAGAGCTCCGAAGCCGGTAACTGATATAGTTAACCAAGGTGATACAATTAATTTTTATGTTAACCAACTTCCTCAATACGGAACTGGTATTATTAAAGATATTACAGCATTAAATTTAACAACTACAATTACAAATAAATTGCAAACGATTTATGATGTATGGGACGGATACATTAATTTTGACTTTACAAAGTTTGATGCATCTGGAAATCCTTTTGAACCAAAAGTTGGACAAAGTGTAGAAGATAAAACAACTGGAGCAACTGGTGTTGTAACATATTATCAAAGAGACGGATTAAATGCAACAATCTTTATAAAAAGTGTTACAGGTGTGTGGTCAAAAGGTGACGACTACGGACAAAATGCTGAAATTGAATTTAAATTAATACCGGGCGATCCAAATCCAACATATCAAGCAGATAGAATAATTGGACAAATACAATTTGTAAGTTTAGGACTACCAGCTGATAATATTGGTAAAATGTTAGTATTCCAAAATGCAACCAATCTTAGTGTTCCTACAGGAATTGATTATATAACTGATGCAGAATATTGGTTCTATCAACAAGATAATGTTAATGGTATTCCTCGTCCTGCAAATGCGCCTAGTGCAATTAATAATGAATGGGAACAAACTTATAAAATCCCAACTGATATAACAGGTACTGCTAGTGGGTTGACTAACGAGGGAATCTATGCTATCTATAGTAAAACAACGTTTGGTCGATATGATTTAATTAGTTCTTACACTGTTCCTGAAAAGGCTACTAACTATAAATTAGGTTCAAGTATAAAAATTACAAAAAATAATGATTTATATAGAGGTATGATCGGCGCTGCAGGCAACGGTACTACAAGTTTACCTGGTAAAATTTATTTTATTAAAAAAGGTACAGAAAATAATATAGCATACAATTGGGATTATGCTAAGAATAAAAAGTTTAAAGGCACATTTGACGAAAGTTTAAATTATTTTACAGACGACATTGTATATGTTGGTGGTGTACTTTATGTTGCTAAAACTAACGTTGCTCCAGGAGCATTTGATGCTAATGATTGGACATCAACAGATGATTTAGTTGACTATGTAGGTTATATTCCAAACAGCACAGGACTAAGTGTAAGTGACGGCAATACAGTATTAGACCAAGCCGGCCTAGTAGATTTTGGAAGCGAATTTGATGTAGCAAACTCGGGCGAAGTTTTAATTACTAATGCAATGTATAACGATAGTACAAATAAAGTTGTTGTATATAGAGCTAACAATGGACACTTTGAACGTTCGCAAGAAATAGATGCTCCTGATATAACATCAGGGTTTGGACATGCACTAGCTCTTTCAAATGACGGCACAGTAATAGCAATAAGTGCGCCGTATAACGATAATTATAAAGCTGATCAAGGTATAATTTATATCTACAAACAAGTTAATGGTGTATTTGAAATTGCTCAAACACTAAAAAGTCCAAACAATGAACAAGGTGAAAAATTTGGATGGCGATTAGACTTTGACGGCGATCAACTATTTGTTTCTGCAAAAGATGCTGATATGGCAACTAAAACTATATTTGACTCTGGAGAAACTATTTTAGATCAAGGATTTACAGCATTTAATACAATTAATGATAATGCTGGAGTAGTTTATGTTTATGAAAAAGTTAAACAAGATTTAATCTTTGCACAAACTATTCAAATACCTAGTACAGAATTATTAGATCCAAACATTAATTATTTTGGTAATAATATACTTGCTAGAAACAATCATTTTTATGTTGGATTGCCTAATAGAGTTGACGGCACAAGACTTGGCAACGTAATTGATTTTAAAAATAATAGAAATGAAAACATTTGGCAAATTTATAGATCTGACAAGCCAACAGTTGACCTAAACAAAATTAAAAAAATGTTCTTGTATAATACAAAGGACAATGAACTTTTAACTTATATAGATTATATTGATCCAATTCAAGGTAAAGTTGCAGGCATTGCTGAACAAGATTTAACATATAAAACTTATTATGACCCTGCACTATACGATTTATCTTCTACAGGTCAAGTAATTGATCCTACAAACAGTTGGGGCGAAAAACATGTAGGCGAAGTATGGTGGGATTTAACAAATGCAAAATTCTTTAACCCATATCAAGGCGATGTCGTTTTTAGCACACAGAACTGGAGTAAAATATTCCAAGGAAATATAATCGATGTATATGAATGGGTACAATCACCAGTAATTCCAAGTGAATGGGACGCTCAGGCTGATACTGAAAATGGATTTGCAAAAGGATTTAGCGGAACAAGTTTATATGGCGATGCCACATATAGTACACGTAAAATATACGACGGTGTTGCAAAAATATTTAAAACAAATTATTATTTCTGGGTAAAGAATAAAAAGACTGTTCCGGATGTAGAATTTAGAAATACTAGTATTTTTGATATTGCAGATTATATACAAGATCCTATTGCTAAAGGATATACGTTTGCTGCACTTATAAGTCCGTCACAATTTGTACTTTACAATGCTGAAAAATATATTAAAGGCACTGAGGTTGCACTTAGTACACAGTACTGGACAATACCTAACCAAACACAGAATATACATAACCAGTATCAAATTATTAGTGAAGGATTAGAAACAAGTCAACCTAACAACGATATTGTACGTAAATGGTTTGATAGTTTAAGTGGATACGATGAACAAGACAGAATTGTTCCAGATCCATATCTAAGTCCTAAACAAAAATATGGCGCATTGAACAAGCCAAGACAAAGCTGGTTTAAAAATAGATACGAAGCTTTAAAACAGTTTATCGAACGTACAAACTTAGTGCTATCAGAAAACTTAATTGTTGATGATAAAATTATTACTTCTTTGAATAAGAATGATCCTGAACCAACAGTAGTTTCAAATTTATATGATGTAAAAATTGACACGTTAGATGATCTAGGATTTGTTGGAGTTGCTAAAGCATCACAGGCTGTTCTTACACCAGTGGTTGTTAATGGTAAAATTACAAACGTATTAATTACTGACCCAGGTAGAGGATATAGAAATGCTCCGCTAGTTACTGTAACAGGTTTAGGTTCTGGTGCAGTATTACAAACAACAATTGACGCACTTGGAAAAGTGTCTAGTGTAACTATTTTAGAAAGCGGCGAAAATTATTCTGATAATGTTATATTAACTGTTAGACCGTTTACTGTACTAGTGTCCAGCGACAACACAATTTTAGGTAAATGGGCATTATACGAAAGAGACACAGTTGCTAGAACTTGGAATAGAGTAAAAAGCCAAGCGTATGACACAAAACTATTTTGGGACTACAAAGACTGGTATGCAACAGGATATAGTGAAGTTACTGACATAGATTATTTGATTGACAATGCTTACGAACTTACACAGTTAGACGCTGGTATTAGTAATGTAGTAAAAATCAGTAATATTGGATCAGGTGGTTGGTTACTTCTTGAAAAAATAGACAGCCAAGATACTGAAGATTATACAATCAACTACAAAACAATTGGTAGACAAAATGGTACAATTAAATTTAACGAAACGTTATATGATTCAGAAGCAGCATTTACCGGATTTGATACTATTAGTTTTGATACTAAAATCTTTGACAGTGAACCACGTACTGAATTAAGAATAATATTAAACACTATTAAGGATAATTTATTCATTAATGATCTACAAGTTAAATTTAATGAATTATTCTTTGCTAGTTTACGTTATGCATTTAGTGAGCAGACTTATATTGACTGGGCATTTAAAACTAGCTTTATAAAAGCAAAACATAATGTTGGAAGTTTAAGAAAAGATATTACATTTAATAATGATAGTCTTCCTAGCTATGAAGCATATATTAAAGAAGTTAAACCTTTTGGAACAAAAATACGTGAATATCTAAGTGCATACGAAGGACTTGACAATACACAAACAGTAGTTACTGACTTTGATTTACCAGCATCTTATAGTGTAGTAGAAGGAAAAATAGTTCCACAAAATGTAAAAGTACAGTCTAATACATTAGTTGGCACAAATGCAGATATTGAAACTTATCCAAATAAAAATTGGTTAGACAACAGCAGTTATAAAGTTGTAAAAGTAACTGTAGTTAATCAAGGAAGTGGATATTTTAGTCCACCTGTGCTTAAAGTATCAGGAGGCGGCGGCTCTGGAGTTGAATTAGAAACAACTATAGGAACAAACGGTAAAGTAACTGGAGTTAAAATAGTTAACGCAGGTTCAGGATTCTACAGTGCTCCAACAATTGAATCATTAGATAATATATCTGATACAGGTGAAAAAGCAACATACGGTATACAAATTGGTGATAGTCCTGTACGTGGATTACATACTAGTGTAAAATTTGATAGAACAACAGGAACATACGTTTATACAAACTTAAACAAATCAGAAACATTTGTTGCTAGTGGAAGTAAATTTGAATATGATCTAAGTTGGCCAATGGATTTAGATAAGTCAAATATAAAAGTTTATGTAAACAATGTAGAAGCATTAGACAGTGAATATACTTTTACAAACAAACTTGATGTTAGCAAAGGATATGATAGATATTTTGGACAGATATTATTTGTAAATTTACCTAAGTTAAACGAAACAATTTTAATTGAGTATAAACTATCAAGTGACATAATGCAAGCACAGGATAGGATTAATAACTTTATTCCTAAGAATGGCAATTATGTAACTGATTTAAAACAACTTATGACTGGCTTAGATTACGGCGGAGTTGAAGTTAAGAGTTTTGAATTTGAACAAGGTCGTGGATTTGATAGTGGAGGAGATACTTGGGATTCATATGATGAAACATTTGAAGATGAGATTTTTGAATTAGATGATAGTACAACAACTTTTACTTTTGCTAAAGTATTAGAAACTGGAGTACAGTATCATGTATATAAAAATAATGTAAGAATTGATGATCCTAACTATCCAAGTACACCAACTAATCCAAATGCAGTTATACAAAGTATAACAGGAGCAGGACAAACTGGTTGGTCAAGAACAGACGATGGTACACTTCCAACAGACTTAGTAGTATTTGACGAAGAAGCTGTTTCAATTAGTAATACTGATATAATTATATTTAGAAAATCAACTAGTGACGGAACATACTTACCAGAACCTAACAGTTATGATACACTTATAAAAGGTGGCGCACTAAACTACAGTACAGCAACAGGTATATCTGCAGCTGATATTAATATTGACGGTGACGGATTTGTAACACCAACTACAAGTGCAGGTCCTGAAGAGTTAGTTCCTGGACAAGTACTTGATACATTAGATATTAAAGTTTACGAAAGACCGTCAGACGGAAGTAGTAAAATTACAAGTAGGAACTACACTGGCGATGGTACAACTACTGTGTTTAATTTTGGAGCAGAAGTAATACAGCAAGACAGTTTATTTGTAAAAATAAATTATGCTATAATTGCAAGCACTGAATATACAATAGACTATAATGCTAAAACTATTACATTTAATACTGCACCAATAGTTGGATCTAAAATACATCTAGCAGTACTAGGTGTTAGCGGAACAAAAATAATAGATATTGATAATTTTGTAGCAGACGGAAGTACAGCAAGATTCTTAACGAATGTACGTTTTGCTGATAATTTGCAATCAGTAATTACACTTGACGGACAAAAATTAGAAAATGTTGTTGTAAAAAGTCGTAAGCCAGATGGTATTAGCGGAAATGCATTAATTAAATTTGCAACACCTCCTGCTGCAGGGAGTGTAATTAACTTTGCATTCTTTGAAGGTGGAGACGTCCAAAACTACAGTGAAGTTGGCATACAAAACTTTACACTAGACGGTAGCACAGTTTCCTATGCATTAAATACAACACCGTTTACTACTACACCTGTTCCGTGGCAAACTATAGTAAAAGTTAATGATATTATTTTAAATGCAGGATATACACAAAAGTTTACAATGGCAGCGGCAACAAGAGAATATCAATTAGATAATTTCCAAATTCCGCCAGGATCAGTAAACAACAAAGGCTTACAAGTTTTTATTAACGGTAAGAAATTAACATACTTGCAAGATTGGACATTTACTGGTGCGTCTAGTTCTGCAGGAAGTAGTATTGTAAGAATTAAAACAGCAGTAGGACATAGTACAGGTGACATCCTTGATGTTTATCTTGTAAATGATGGACAATATGCATTTGGTTATATTGATGCTGGTGGAGAATTTGTAGACACACCAGGAACTATATACCTTGACAGTGCATATAACGAAAATGATGTACTTACAGTTTACCAATTTAGTAATCATGATAGCCAAAGATTTGAAAGACAGCAACTAGATGTAATTTCTAGAGTTACACTTACACCTAATACTGATGATTGGTATAAGTTTAATCACTTAACAGCTGGTCTTATTGAATTACCTACTCCGGCTATAGATGCTGAATATGTTTGGATTACTATAAACGGTCAATTATTATTACCAAGTATCCAGTACCAAGTAACAGATAATAAAAAATATGTAAAAATTAATATTCCTATTGCACAAAATGATGTAATTGAATTAATACATTTTGCAGAAACACAGTCAGTAAACAAATATGGTTGGAGCCAGTTCAAAGATATGCTTAACCGTACTCATTATAAGCGTTTAGATGATACTGCTGGTATACAATTAGTTACAGACTTAAATTGGTATGACCAAAAGATTACAATAAGCGATGGAAGTACATTGCCTATTCCAGATGCAACAAGTAGTGTTCCAGGTGTAATATTTATAGGTGGCGAAAGAATAGAATATTTTGTAAGAAACGACAATGTATTGAGTCAACTAAGACGTGGTACATTAGGTACAGGTGTAAAAGATACACATATTGAAGGTACTACAGTGTTTAACAGTGGCTTGACATCAGTAATGCCGTACAAAGACGAAACACTTACAACACAGTTTATAGCAGACGGTATATCAAGTACGTATACTTTAGATTTTGTTGCAAGTAGTATTAACGAATTTGAAGTATTTGTTGGCGGCAAACGTTTACGTAAAAACGCAATTAGTAGTTACGTATCATTAAATCCAACATATCAAGATAGTCCGGAGGGTGATGTTACACTTCCGGCAGAGTTTAGTGTGAATGGTTCTACACTAACATTAACCACAACCCCAACAGAAAACGTTAAGGTAACTGTTGTAAGACGTAGCGGTATAATATGGACAAATCCAGGTACTCAACTGAGTAAAGCAGATTCTGACATAGCTAGATTCTTACGTGACTCAACAGTTGACTTGCCGCGATAAATACAACAGCAGGATGTATAACAAATGACAGATAAAATAAATGAAAATAGCGGTGTGTTAATACAAGGACACATCAAAATACACAATCCAGAAACTGGAGAAGTAATAGTGGATAAAAATAATGCTATCCATTATGAAAATATGAGTATAAGCCTAGCAGAAAGTATAGGAAATGCTGGTACTGGCTGGATTTACCAAATGGGGTTCGGAAACGGCGGTACAAGCGTTGATGATACAGGTATTATTACATACCTAACACCAAACTCGACAGGTACAAATGCAAGTTTGTATAACGAAACATTTACTAAAGTAGTAGATGATCGTAGTGTTAACAATTTAGATCCTGCAAGAAATAAAATTGAAACAAGACACGTTAGCGGAACAAACTATACTGATGTATTAGTAACTTGTTTGTTAGATTATGGTGAACCAGAGGGTCAAGATGCATTTGATACTGCAACTAACTCAGAAAGTTTATATGTATTTGACGAATTAGGATTAAAAGCATATAGTGCAGACGGTACAGGTAGATTACTTACTCATGTAATTTTCCATCCTGTACAAAAGTCATTGAATAGATTGATACAAATTGATTACACTGTGAGAATACAAAGTCTAACAGGTTTTAACGAGGGATAATTGAATGCCATATACAATACAATTTACTGATAGTAACGAAAACAATCCCATAATAATTGAAGATCAAACTATCAATAATGATACTAGTTTACAGTTACCTGGAAAAAACAGTGTTGGGTACGGCGCCGCAATTGCTACAGACTTACTTCATTTATTAGAAAATTTTGCAGCACCAACTGCACCAGATAGACCAATCGAAGGACAGTTATGGTATAACAGTTCGTCGGAGCAACTGTTAGTATACGATGGCACTATTTGGGTTCCAAGTGGCGGCCTAAAGAAAAGTACAACACAACCTGATGCTATTAATTCACTAACTGGCGATTTATGGGTTGATACAGATAACCAACAATTATACTTGTATAGTGGTAGTGGTTGGATACTAGTTGGCCCACAATTTAGTGATGGCCTAACAACTGGTGCTGTACCAAATACAATTATCGGTCAAGATAATGCAGAAAACACAGTTATTGAAATTCAAGTTGCAGCAAATATTGTTGCTATAATTGCTTTTAGTGAGTTTACTCCTAAAGCAACAATTACAGGATTTACAGGCGCACCTATACGTCCAGGTATTAACCTTGCAAGTAGAGATACAGACGGTGATGGAATTAACAATGTTAAGTTTTACGGTATTGCTGAAAAATCTGAAAGTCTAATTGTAAACAATTTAGCTATTCCAGCAGGAAACTTCTTAAGAGGCGATGCAGAATCAACAACTACTAGTCCATTAAATATTCAAAATAACAGTGGTATTGCTTATGGTATTAATGCTGAACTTAATATTGGTATTGAAGGTAGTGCTGGTGTAATACAACATAATATTGAAGGTTCAAATATTGATGTTAGAGTTAGAAATGCAGGAAACAGTAATACTGTTTTAAGAGTTGACTCAAGTTTACGAGTTGGAATTAATAACGAAGCACCTGATGAAGCATTAGACGTAACAGGTAACATTTTATCTAGTGGCACAATTAAAACCAATGACATAACTGAAAGTACTACAATAAGTAACGGTAGTATTATTGCTAAAGGCGGTGTTGGTGTTGCTAAAACACTAAATGTTGGTGAAAATATTACAGTCCAAAAAGCAATTACATTAGGTAACAATGATTTAGTTGTAGATACAGCAGCAAGTGACTTAATTTTACCCGATCTTAATAATGCTAGAAACATAGGTACAGCTGATTTAAAATGGCGCAAAGTTTATGCTACTACTTTCTTAGGAAACTTAGAAGGACAAGTAAGTGGTAACGTTAGCGGAAAAGCAGGAAGTGCAGATAAGCTAACAAGTGCAACTACGTTTAGAGTTACAGGTGATGTTGAAACAGTTGAACAAAGTTTTGACGGACAAACAGGCGGCGGAGTTAAAGAATTTAATTTAAGTGTAAAAAACACTATTGTTAGTGGGAAAGAATTAGTTAATAACAGTTTATCTAACGATGAAATACTAATAGATAGAACTAGTGGTGATAATACCGGACTAAAAAGAATAACTAGACAAACGCTATTCCAAGCAATAGGCGGTCTTACACCGATTGGCAGTATTATGCCATATGCTGGAAACGCAGAACCCGCAGGTTGGAAGTTTTGTAACGGACAAGAATTAAGTACAGGGGTATTTAATCAGCTATTCCAGTTAATTGATTATAATTATAAACCACAAATTGAAACTACAGCTGGATTTTTCTCTGTACCAGATCTAAGAGGAAGATTTCCAATGGGTAGTGCTGTTATGGGAGGTACTACAGTACCACCAGCAGAAACAACAAGGGTTGATACAGTAAATTCACAAACATTAGGAGCAGTAGACGGAACTGGTTCTAAAACTATTGATGTTGAAAACTTACCAGAACACCAACATGATTTAAAAGCACCAGATGGACAACAGTTTTTTGCACATCGTGAAGTTGATGGTCGAGGAGTTATTCCAACTGATGCACAACCAAGTAGCTTACAAACCGGAGCTGAAGATTTATCACAAAGATTTGGGTCAAGTGGAGATGTTGCTATTCCAACTGGAAGCGGATTTAGCGAAGTTGGAGCACCATTAGATATAACTAATCCGTATCAAACAATTAATTACATTATCTACACAGGAGTCACAGGATCATGAGTTATAAAATAAACAAAACAGACGGGTCCTTGTTAGTAGAACTTACTGATGGAATAATAGATGTTACATCTACAGACTTAACACTAGTTGGACGTAACTATAAAGGGTTTGGTGAAGCATTTAATGAAAATTTTGTAAAAATTATTGAAAATTTTGCTTCTTCGAGTGCTCCTAGCAATCCTTTAGAAGGACAACTATGGTATGATACAAGTGATGATAGATTAAAAATATATAATGGAACTAGTTTTACAACATCTGGGTCGCCTACAGTTAGTGCAACACAGCCAACTAACCCTGTAGCAGGAGATTTATGGATTGATAACAGTGAAAAACGTCTTTCAATGTATGATGGCACAGTTTGGACTATAGTAGGACCGCAGTATAATGCAGTACAAGGTAAAACTGGACTTGAAGCTGTAACTATGGTAGACACAAGTACACAAACAAGAACAGTTGTAGCATTATACGTTGGCGGAGTGCTTGCTGGATTTTATAGTAGGTTTGCTTTTACTCCGGCTAATGCTTATGCAATTGCTCCGTATGCAGTCGGACGTGAAATAAAAATAGGATTTAATCCTGTTGATACTGCCGGATTTAAATATCATGGAACTGCTACTAGTGCAGAAAACTTAACAGATGATGCTGGAAATACTTTTAGCTCAATTGACTTTGTAAGAACTAACGAAAGAGATTCAAGTAATGCAGTAGTTGATCAGCAAATGGAAGGCGGACTATTTGTAAAAGGTGATACAGGATTAACAGTAGGATTTGGTGACAGTAAGTATGCTGCGTTTAAAACATTAGATAGCGGCACAACAACTACAATTGAATTAAGCCAATTAAATTATGATTTTTCAATTCGTGTTCCACAAGGAAACGATTATATTGAAGCACTTACTTTAGATACAAGTACACAACGTTTTGGTTTATATCAAGATACACCAACAGCAACATTAGATGTTACTGGAGACGGAAAATTTAGCGGCGATTTGACTGTAGGGGGAAATATTACAGTTGAAGGAAGTACTACATATCTTAATACAGAGACTATGAGAGTACAAGATCCTAATATTGAATTAGGAATACAAGATGATAGTACTGAATTAAATGATACAGGAGTCGACGGCGGCGGTATAACATTAAGATCAACCGACGGCAGTAAAGATATTCATTGGGTAAACAGTACAGGTAACTGGACTTTTAATCAAAATATTGATTTGATACAAGGAAAAGAGTACAGAATTGAAAATGTACAAGTATTGTCTAAAACTAAATTAGGTGATAGTGTTACTACTGCTAACGGATTAACAAGTATAGGTACTTTAGGATCTCTAAGCGTAACAGGTAACGGAGCATTTGGAAGTATTAGCTCTCCTGGAGCATTAAATATTAGCTCAACCGGCGATATAACAATTAATAACCAAAAAATTACAGGACTAGCAACCCCAACAGGTAATACTGATGCAGCTACAAAAGCATATGTTGATAGTTCTACAGCAGGAACAGACATAGCACTTGCATTAGATATTACTGGACTAACAACTCCAAATGCAGCTGGTGTATCAAATGGTCCTATAACAGATGTAAAAAACATATTAGAGAGCATTTCTCCAGCATCAAGTGTAAGAGAAAATGCAGTAGCAAAAATACATTGTACAAGTTATGCAGGAGCAACTGTAACTGGTATTGGTATTAGTGTAACTACTGATGCAACAGGAACACTACAGAAATCAAGCATTGCTGTTGATGCAGCAGGCACACAAAATGAAACAGTAATACAAGATATTGCGGCTGCTAATACAGCTTCGGGTAATGTTACACTTACACCGACTAGATATACAATGGTGTTTACTGTAACAGGAGCAACTTGGACATTTACAAGCACAAGTAATTATCCGTAGGTTACGATAAATACTAATAACAATAAAGGGTTAAAAAAATTATGGCGTATACAATTAACACATATAATACTAATCAATTAACCGTAGTACAAGACGGTACAATTGATCAGACTACAGACATTAAGTTAGTTGGTAAAAACTATGCAGGATACGGTGAGATACAAAACGAAAACTTTGTATTCTTATTAGAAAATTTTGCTGGTGGCAACCAACCACCTAGAGCTATTACAGGACAAATTTGGTTTGACACTGTAAATAGTAAACTTAAATTTTATGATAGCACAAAATGGCGCACAACAGGCGGCGCAGAGATTAGTGCTACTGCTCCAGCAGGATTAGCAACTGGTGATTTTTGGTGGGATACAGGAAACGAACAACTAAAAGTTTACAACGGAACTGATTTTGTTCTAGTTGGTCCACAAGATGCAGGCTCAGGTATTACACAAATGCAAAGTGCTAGTGTACTAGATACTGGTGCTGTTGCAAGATCAGTTATAAAAGCTACTGTAAATGACGAAGTAATTTTTATTATTAGCCCAAGTGAATTTACTATTGACTCAACTGATTCAGAAAACGCCATTTCTGGATTTGATATTGTACGTCAAGGTGTAACTCTTAAAAATACAACAAATGCAACAGCAGGTGTAACAAGTGGAAGTCAAAGATTTTGGGGAACTGCTTCTAACGCATTAAAGTTAAATGGTATTGATGCAAGTAATTATGTGCAAGCTAATCCAGGAAGCCCGACTGTATTTTCAGAGCTTACAAACTTTCAAACTGATGCAGGAATTGCAATTGGTACAGGATTAGATTTAAAAATATTTGTTGAAAACGACAACCAAGGTGTTATTAGTAACGCTCAAGGTGACGAGATACGTTTTAGAGCAAAACAAACAGGCGGAGTTATTACTAATATAGTAACTATGGAGCCAGGAAAGATAAAACCAGGCTTAAATAGTGTAGGCTCAGCAGTTGAAACTGTAAATATTGGTAGTACAACAGAAAAATTTAATGAAGTACACGCATCTAACATATATGGAATATCAGAAAAATCAACTGCATTAATAGTAGGCGGAAGCGCAAGAACAGGAGCAGTAGATTCAACAGGTACTGGCACAGGAAATAGTGTTGCAGTAAGAGATAGTTCAGGAAACTTAAATGCAGTACTATTTCAAGGTACAGCAACAAGTGCAAGATATGCTGACTTAGCAGAAAAATATACAACTGATCGAGAGTATCCAGTAGGTACAGCAATGGCAGTTGGCGGCGAAGCTGAAGCAAAAGCAGCAAATGTAATGCATCATTGTATTGGTGTTATATCTGCAGAACCAGCATACTTAATGAACAGCGACTGTGATGGTCAAGCAATTGGTCTTAAAGGGCGTGTTCCAGTAAGAGTAATAGGGTCAGTAACAAAAGGACAACCTGTTTATGCTTGGGAAGACGGAGTATGTTCGACACAATCAGCAACAGCGTTAGTTGGTATTGCATTAGAATCAAGCGAAGACGAATCAGAGAAATTAATAGAGTGTGTTTTAAAGGTATAAATAACTACGTACTTTAAGAAAAGGATTAATTATGGCAGTGACAGCAGGAACAACGATTGGTGAATCGGAATATACAACATTACGAAGTAAAATGCTTACAGTAATGGGAACACCTTCCGGTACAGGGACAGCCGCTGCTGGATATTTACAAACTACAACTGCTCCAGCAGTTAATCCAGGCGATAAAATTTTAGCATCACAATGGAATGCTTTAAAAGCTGATATTACACGAGCATTTACACACCAAACAAATGCTGCTCCATCTGCACCTGCATTAGTTACAGTTGACACTGATACAGGAATTACAGCCGCTATTCATAATGATTACGAAACTGTAGCAAATTTTATTACTAATGATGCAAATAGATTTAGTTTAGGAGCTGCACAAAGTACAACAACATCAGCAAGATCAAAAACAGCAAATAATTGGAATGGTACAATTATACATGATGTAACATTTACTTGGGCAAGTGCTAACGATGCAAAAGCATTTTTTAATGCAGGTGGATATTTAAGAATGAGTTCAACACTTTCATATACTGGCGGTGAAGCAAAAACATTACAATGGAAATCAATGCTATCAGATTCTAGTGTAATAGCACTTAATCATATTAGTGCTTACAAAGAAACTGGTACAAGCGGTACAATTAGTAACAATGATGGGTATTACGATATTAACGGCACTGAACGTGAATTATATGTGCAAAACAACTCAGCAAATCCGTACTCAGAAAACAGATACAAAATTTTAGCAAGATCTATCACAAACGGTTTACGTGTTAGACTTGTATATGAAGATAACGATGTTGGTGACCAAACAGGATCTGGACCAGCAGTTGATGAAAATGTTCAAGGTACACTTACAAGTGCATTTTCATATGTACGTGCAACTGGCTCAGCAGTAGAGGTTAATGCTCCTACTATAGCAACTGGCGGCACAAATACTTTCACATAAGACTTGACAAACACCTAGTTTTAGTATATACTATAACAGTATATACAAGGAGATCTTATGGACGAAAGACTAGAAAAAGCTATTGACTTTTCTAAATTTATAGAAACACAAGCTAATCAAAAAAACATATTTTTAAAGAATTATAAAAGCAATCTTATCTACTATGCATATGGGCATAAGTTTGTTGCTACTCCTGAATTTATTAATTTTGTTAGTGTATTAGCCTCAATGAACGAAAAAGAAGCAGTTGTAATTGACAACAACGAAGTTCCAGTTTATGTAGCAGACATTAATGAATTTTATAAAGAATTATTAGAAACTTATGTATATGCTTCTAGTAAGTATGCTAATGATTACAAAACTATAAAATCTAGTAGATCGGTAGAAGGATTAGCAAGTTTATGAGCAATGGTGTAGTTTTATTTGCATTTAACAACTCAAGCATTGACTATATAAAACAAGCAATTTATTGTGCTAAACATGTAAAGAAATATTTAAATTTACCAGTACAACTAATTACAGATGGTATTGATTATATATCTGATACATTTCCGTTTTATAAAGAATATATTGACGAACTAACTTATGTGCCTGCACCTCAAGGATCAACAAAAACTT